TTCAGATCTGTTCACTTCACCGCTCGATCTCATTAGCAATATACCATTACCCAAATTTGATATACCGTTTCTACAAGAGGGTGGTATTGTTCGGGGCAGTAGATCAGGCACCCTTGCAACAATCGCAGAGTCGAACACAACAGAGGCAGTTATGCCACTTGAGACTTTTGGTTCTCAGTTCTTAGAGCCTAGTTTAGATAGAATTCTAAATCAGTATCTTGGTGCTAATAGTTCTATTGGCACATCCTTGAATAAACTGGCTTCAGAGAATGCCATGGCGATGCAAGGTGCACCTGTGACTGTCGTGGCGCCACAGATCAACAACAATAATGTTGGATCTGGTGGTGGAAGCAGAGTGCCGATCATCGCATCTGTTCCTGCTAGAGTTCAAGATACAACCGTGACTTCGTTGTTGAGTGGAACTAAAGACCCAACCATGTAAAAAAATGGGGCCAGTTCACGAGGAACTGGCCCACAGAAGTCACCAATAGTATTTAGTTTCTCAGTCTTCCTGAGCGAGTTTCTCGAAGTAGTTCAGTGCATCATCGTCATCATTGGCGTTGCTGTCAGACGATTCTACGCTGTCCTCTGTCGTGTTTGTGACTGTTTGCTTGACTTCAGGAACACGATACTCTTCGTAAGTTTCTTCAAGTTCTTGAGTCTCGGCAGATTGAGTAGATGTGGTGCCATGAACCACTTTCTCAAACTTGGCTTTCAATTCATCATAAGATTTGAATTCACCTGGCGAAACAAGTTCTTGCAGAGAGTTGATGCCATCAAAAACTTCTTTGAGTTTGGCATCATCGCCACCAAGAAACTCGGTTTGCGAATCAAACTTCGACTTGTCATAGTTGCGATAACCAGAAACTTGGGCTGCTTGCAACATGAAGTTTGCACCCTCTTCAAAGTCAAAAACGTTGACAGGGCTTTCAGGAGTGAAGCCCTCAGGCACATCTGGTGGTGACAACTTCTCGATGATCTTGTCATGAATCTTCTTGCCATACTCATACAAGAAAACTTTGCCTTCATTGTCTGGGTTTGCAGGATCTTTCACAACATAGATGTTTGAAGTGTAGCGAAGTTTACGCTTGCGATCACGGGCGATCTTCTTATCATCTTCGTCACCTGAGTTCCAGAGAATACTGTTCGCTTCGGAAACAGGATCTTTTTGTCCCATAGTGGTGAGAGACTTCTCGATGTACCACCCACCAGGACCTTGGAAAGAATGACTAAAGATTTGCACCCATGGAATGTCCTCGCTTACGGGTGCTGGAAGGAAACGAATGATGGCATAGCCATTACCGCTTTTGTCACAAGACAACTTCCAGTAGCGATCATCATCATAAGACTTGGTCTTCGTGTTGATCTTTTCAAGTTCTTTTTGAAGAGAACCGAGGGAGTTCTTCTTCTTCTTTTTGTATTCTTCATACGACATTGTTTGTCTCCTTTTTTTGTTTGCTGTGTGTTTTCGTATGTGCTTGTGTATTACTATTTATCTTGAATATCATAAGAGTTCAAGACACTCAAAGCAATTTTTCTAAATCTTTTTTGATCTGCTTTGAAGAATGATTTGTATTTTGAAATCTTCTGCGAATATTCTTTCCATACTATATCATCTTCAAGTTCTTTGTCAAGTCTTTTCATAAAACTCAACAAACTATCCAATATGAGAACAGTCTCGACAGAAACCTCTTTTCGTAAGAACCATTTTAGAATCTCAGGATGATCACCATCCGTAGAGGTAAAGAAACTGTGAAATGAAACGTTGTTGTCTTCCATGTGTTCACAAATGGATGTAAACTCTTGACGAAAGTTCCTCTCAAGAGAATCCTTTCTTGCAATCCATTTTCTCCAAACGTTCTCGGCTTGCTCTTCTAATGTGTCACCGATCCAGAGTTCATCGTTTTCGAGAATGTTGGAAAGAAGAATCTCTTTGACCTCTTGTTCGTTATATTTTCTTGCGAGTTTTTCGAAGTAGTATTTGTCTTTTCTTTTTTCATAAGACGAGACACGACTGCGAATCCGACCACCAAACTCCACAAAGTCATATGACTTTGTTTTGAAGTGTGCCTTCATGGCAACGTACATTGTATAGACTTCGAAGCCCTTCACCTTAGTTCTCATGAGAATGGTAGTTCAGTTTTTGTTGGCAACAGGTTTAGACCTCTTGCTTCCCTTTCAATCTTTTCCTTGATTGGTTTTGTAAGAAACTTTGATACTGTATCGGGTTCAATTTCGTTTTGTTCGCAAAGGTACAAAACAGCGTCCATGTATCCGATTTCTTTTTCTTTGGCACACTCTTCTACTTTTTTAGAAAAGTCTTTGTCAAGTGTTAGTATTGATCCCATTTTATCTCCCGTATTTTTTGGTGTATGTTTTTGTGACTCGTATGAGTTCTTGAATATAATCTTTTGTTTTGAATTCATAAACAGAACATGATTTATCTTCACAAGCCATAATGATGACACCATTTTCAATCGGTTGTCCTGTGAGATTCTCCCATAGTAGTGAATAACAGGTTGCTTGCAAGAAGTAATTCTGAATATCTGAAACTTCTTTCGGGCGCTTTGCTGTTTTGAAATCAATCACACTAAGCGTCCCATCAAACTCACCGATACAATCAACTCTACCTGCGATACCGAAAAAGTCTTTACACATTGTTCGACCGTAAGTGTCGTGAAGAATCTCATACAGGTCACCCCACAGAGCAACCTCAAGAGCCTGAATATTGTTGATTTTGTCAAGATGAACTTTTGAATATTTGAAAAGGTCACCGTCTTGTTCAATCTCTTCGTTACCAAGATACTTCTCAACGAGAGAATGGTACTTGTTGCCTCTCGAAGAGGCAGCGGCACTTATCTTTCTGTTCTCTGGATCTTTTCTCCACTCACGAAAAAACTCCTCACTCTCATGACCTATCACTGTGGTCACTGAGGGAAAGGAGCGTTCTTCGCCATCGATAATGTAATGACGCTTACCATTTTTTTCGATTGTGCTAACGGGTTTGTCTGGTAGTTTTACTTCAACGTGATTGAACATCAATCAAACTTTCTTGCAATCTTCTGCCCTGTGTTCTCTTCAATTTTAGCGAAAACTTCTCGCATACCACCATCAATCTTTCTTCGTCCGAGAGAGACAGAATCGGCAACACCTGGTGCACCGAAAAGTTTTTGAACAGCCTTTTCACCACATTTAGGGCAAGGCTCTTTTGTTGGTTTGTTTCGATCTGCGATGAGAAGTTGTTTCTCAAATGTGTAGTCGCACATGTGGCATCTGTAATCATAATTAGGCATCTTGAAATACTCCTGTGTACCATTCTGGTTGTGTACGAAGAGTCCACTTTGCAAACCTAGACTTCGCACCGTTGTAATAATTGCGGTACGACTGAACTGAATTTTTTACCTTGAACTCATCTGGCATTGCAATTGCAAATTCAGTAAGATTACCTTGTGGTATATTTTTTGGTAGAGTTGAAAGATAATCGATCAGGTTTTCGGCGCTATGAACCTTTCCGTACCTATATGTATACTCTTTGCAGAGGGCGATGGCGTGCTTCTGATGCCACATATAATTTTCTGATGTCTTGAGAGTCCATACCGTGCAAGGGTGATGCATGAATGTGGCTTTCCATAACTTGTCTTCTCGTTCATCGTTGAGTTTCCATCTCTTGATCTTACGAGGTCTATCACCCCTCGACATTTCGTAGTATAGATCGCCGTCTAGGTAGCGGTGTGCTGTTGACAACATCTGACCTGACTCAAGAATCATCTTGACAACGTGCTTGTCACAAAGCGACTGAGCGGATACTTCTGGGCTTTCATCTACTACAAAAATATTCATGGGTTACTCCGGTAGGGGTGCTTCGTAGAATATACTAAGTCCTAGGGCTTTTGCAAGTGCGTGTTCTGCTTTTGCACCTTTGCTTCTTTCCCAATTGCTCATCATGTAGATTGCGGTGCATTGATCGCAAATTGCAACCATATCACGACGTAATGCTTTTCTCATAAACTCATGATCTTCGTAGTTTGTGTCTGGTGCAAAAGACATGGGATCAGACATTGGCTTACCCGCATCTTTGTCTAGTTCAGCGGGGTTAATAGCGTTCCAACCTTGTTCTCGAAGCACTCTAGAGCAACGATCAAAGGCTGGGTAATTATAATTCTCATAACCACGCATCGGACCAGCAACATAAATTGTTGGTTTTCTATTTGATATATTCATTATCTACTCCTAATACGCCGTCTTGGAATCGAACCAAGTTTACACGATTATAAGTCGTACTGAGAAATGCCAGTTCCTCCCACGGCGCAAAAATTATCCAAGAGGTACTCTTGACTTCTTGTTGCTACAATGTCCATTCTCGTTGATGTCAAGGTAGTTTGAACGCTGACGATCATCGTCGTGTCCAAGACGATAGTTGAAATGTGAACCATTGATTCTCATACCATCTAACGCCTCCTGAATCTTGATGACGATTTGTTTTGATTGAATCGCCGCTTCGTCCAGATTACCTGTCATGGGAATATCGATGTGCAAACGATGAATACTCATCCGTTGAGATCCTCTCGGTAAACTTGCTCACCGAAAGAAATCACGCGAGATGGTTTGAAAGAACGCCAAGCAGCCTTCTCAATGTCCCAAACAACAACGTGATCTGGGTTGTTATTCTTTTCTTCGGTCAACAGAGTTTGATCAGTTGCGGTTGATTCTGGCAGATAGTCTGAACGCAAGGTACAAAACATATGACGAACAGTGCCGTCTGCTTTTTCAAATGAGAGGTTTACTGCTTCGCTTCGAAGCCGATTTACAATTTGTTCTTTTTTCATAGTATGTCCTTTGTTGAATGTCAAAGGTGGCCGTTAGACCACCGATGACTAGCAAGATATAAAAAAATCAACCGAGACGGCTGATGTCACGACGCATCTTGCGGGTGCAAGGAGTTTCGATAATCGAAACACGCTGACGAGAAGAGTAACCACGGAACTTGAGACCGGTACCAGACTCGTTCATGAAACCAACGTAGATGGTGCTTTTAGGACCTTCGACAATTGCGGCGACTGGTCGGTTGGGTGCACCACGCATGGCGAGAGTGTCGCCTTCGTGCAGGTTCTTTGCCATGATTCGGCTGTGCATTCCATTAGATGGGATGTGAGCGTCGAGGCTGTTGTTAGAGGTTGCGGTCATGTATTGTCCATTTGCATTACGAATGTGGGGCATATTTATCTCCTTTTGATTTGTTACCCTTATAATTTTTGACGATTCTATCATCATGTTTAAGCCATGTCAATTCTTCTCCCCAATCATTTGAGGAAAATTTTACTTGAATTTGTGGTCCCCAAGTTTGGTCAAACTCGATAGAGTTGATCCTGGCGCTTCGGCGCCGACTTGG